GTTTCAGAATCAAATGATGAGGTTGAGTTTACTACAAATTCAAAAGTGAGATTTAATTTTTCATCATCATTTGACCCAACAGAAATATCTGTATACCAAGTAGACGACAATACAAATCTACCTGTAAAGTATCTTTTGAAGAAATTTGTACAAGCTACAAGTGGTAAAGAAAAGGAACAAGAGTTTATCTTTGGAACACCAAAAGTTTATGACAAAATAAAAATATCAGATGACGAGGGTCTTATTGATGTAATTAGTATATCAGATGACGATGGTGAAGATTGGACAAAAGTAGAATATCTTGGTCAAGATACTGTTTTTGAAGAATCACCAAACACATCAGAATATTCATTAAGATATTCTGCATTTACAAGAGAAACACCCGCTTTACTTAAACTTAAAAAAGTTCCAAAAAGATATGTAACAAGAATCACCGATGAAGGTGAAATACAAGTTCAGTTTGGGGCAGGAGTCTCTGCAAACGCAGACGAAGAATTACTTCCTAATCCTGACAATGTGGGTTCTGCATTATATAATTCAAGTGGAAATCTAAATCAAGGATTAGACCCATCAAACTTTTTATATTCAAGAACATATGGAATTGCACCAGCAAACCAAACCTTAACAGTAAAGTATAGAGTTGGAAAGGGCGTTGCAGACAATGTAATTGCCGGTGATTTAAAATCAATTTCTAATGTAACGATAGAAACATCTAACATAGGTTTAGATGGTGAGTTATTTGCTGAAGCAAGTGATTCACTCGCAGTAACAAATGAAAACCCAGCAGTAGGTGGTAAGTTTGAAGAGGAGTTAGAAGAAGTAAGAGAAAATGCAAAAGCATACTTTAGTGCACAGAACAGAAGTGTAACACGAGAAGATTACTTAGTTAGAGCATACGCATTACCACCACAATTTGGTTCGGTAGCAAAAGCATTTGTCGCTCCTGACTTTCAAATCAAAACTCAACTTGATGATGGTCCTCAAACAAACGAACAATACCTAAATCAACTAGCGATTAACTTTTATTGTTTAGGGTATGACAATAATAATAAAATGTCTAACTTAAACCCTGCAACAAAACAAAACTTAAGAAACTATTTGTCTTATTACAGAATATTAACAGACGCAATCAATATAAAAGATGGATACATTGTAAACATAGGAATAGATTTTGAAATAGTAGTTAAACCAAACTATAACTCAAATGACATCCTTCTTAAGTGTATTGAAAAACTTAGAAACTATTTTAAGATTGAAAAAAGAAGTATTAATCAACCAATATTATTATCAGACTTATATGTTATGTTAGATGAAGTAGATGGTGTACAGAGTGTTGTAAGACCTGACAAAGATGGGATTGGTGGACTACAAGTTAGTAATAAATTTGGTGGAAATTATTCTCCTAGAAGATATGATATTAAGGGCGCAACAAGAAATGGTGTAGTTTATCCACCAAAAGACCCATCCATATTTGAAGTAAAATATCCAGACCAAGATATTAGAGGAAGGGTAGTACCACTATTTTAAAGGTTAAACTATGATTTATAGAATATATTCAAATAAAGATACTACACTCTACGAAGATTCAAATCGTAAAGCTCAAAATGTAGGTAAAGATGAAATCCTTGAAGTAGGAAAGTTATACGATTCCGATAACACTACCTTGTTAGGTAACAGTAGAGCGTTGGTACAATTTAACCTATCTGAAATATCAAGGTCAGTTTCAGCAGGAACAATAACATCACCTCATTATAGATTAAGATTAGAAAATATTGAAAGTAGAGAAATTCAAGATAACTATAATTTATTTGTATATCCAATAAAAGAAAATTGGATAGAGGGGTTAGGCGTAGAGTCGGATACACCACACTTTGAAGATGGTTGTTCTTGGGAAAACAGAGTAACAGGTACGGAGTGGGATATTGAAAACGCATTAGTTGGGCAACCAACTGACCCAGATACAATTAATTCTTTAGTAAACTATTTTAACTTCGCAGGAAGTATAGGTGGGTTTGAATTAGTAGACAAAATAAAAGGTAGTACAGGCGATGACCCAATACTAATCGTATCAGGTAGTAAGTTAGCTATGTCCGCATCAAACTTTGGTGGTGGTACTGCAAACCTATCGGCATCTCTTGAAGCAAACACAATATATAACATACACTTTGATTTTAACAGAGAATCATTAAGTGGTGTAGACTTTAATGTAATTAATCCAAGTGGTTCTTTACTAAGTAATGATATTGTTGGATTCCAAGAGTCTTTAGTTGCAACGGCAAATTATAAGATGGCATTTACTGCAAGTATGCCTGGAGTTTACAAAGTACAATATTCATTCTTCGATGACAATGGTACTGATGGTTCACAGGGTTCAATAGATAACTTTTATTTATTTAGTACCTCTGAAGATTCAGTATTAGTAGATGACCAATATGGTGTAAATATAGGAACGGGTCTACCAACAACATATATTATCAATGAAGGAATTAACAATACAGATGGTATTAGTGGTTCTGCGTTTATAAGCAACGGAGTACTAAATATAACTTCATCTAAATTAGGTGGAGCAACTTTAAATAGAAAATTTGACTTGCAAGAAAATAGAAACTATACTGCAAGTTTTTCACTTGACCCTGGAAACTTTCCAAATGAAAATGGTGGTGGAACTCCATTAGGAGTAGAGTTTACAATGCAAACACCAACAGGTAGATTAGTGGATGTAAATGATTTTTCAAATTCAGTAAGATTTATAACATCAAGTCAAGATGTAAATATTAAATTCCAAGCAAGAGAAACCGGTGAATATAGATTCAGATGGTCTTACTTTGCAAGTGGTAGTACGCTTCAAGCAAGTGGTTCGATTGACAACTTTAAAATACAATCAACAGACCACGACCTAACAGGGTCAGCATTTCATGATGGTCTCTATGAAGCACACTTTAATACGAACTCGGGTGGTGGAACATGGTTCACATCATCATTTAGTGCAGGCACACATTATACACAAAGTTTTACAAAAGCAACCAACAACTTAGATTTACCAGTTACAGAATATGTAAACGAATGGTTAAATGGAACACGAAGTAATAATGGTTTTATAGTTAAGAAATCTAAAGTAGACGAAAACTCTACAACTAAGTTTGGTTCAATAAAATTCTTTTCATCAGATACTAACACCATATACCCACCTGTATTAGAAACACGATGGGATGACTCATCGTTTGTTACGGGGTCATTAGAGGCTTTAACTGGTGATGATATCATATTATATGTTAAAAATTTACAACAGGAGTACAAAGAAACATCAAAAGGTAAAATAAGAGTATTTGGAAGAGAACGATACCCAACAAGAACATTCTCAACAACTCCGTTGAAGACAGTAAAATACTTACCAAGCACTTCATATTACTCAGTAGTTGATTCTCAAACTGAACAAGTTATAATTCCATTTGATACAAACTACACGAAGTTAAGTTGTGATAGTAGTGGTAATTATTTTAATTTTTGGTTTAACGGATTACAACCTGAAAGATTTTACAAGTTTTGTTTTAGAGTAGACCAAGGTAACAATATAAGATATTACGATGACAACTTTTACTTTAAGGTAGTTAGATAATGGCAGATAGAAATGTAAATAGAAATAGTAGAGGGCAGATAGTTTCTTACCCAATTCAACAAGAGGGGCAGAACTATGGTAGAGTTTTCTTTATAGAAAAAGAAGATGGAACTCAAACAAAACCTGCGAGATACTTTAAATCAGATATCTTTAATAATACTGATACTGAAATAAAAGAATTAAGTTTCCCACTAAGAGATATAAAACCAAAACAATTAGCTAGAACAAAAGCTAAATGGGGTCTGAATATAGGTCAACCTGGTCAGACAACACAATTCTCACCAGGCCCACAACAAGGGTATTTTTATCGTATTGAAAACTCAACTGCTTTGAATGCCATTCCATGGCCACCATATTCAGTTAATCCTGATGGAACAATCACACCATTAAACTATGGTAACCCTGGCGATGTTTATCCACCAATGGGTAGTGGTGGAGCGGAGAATGAATTAAATACAACCACACCACAACCTGATACTTCTGGACAAACAAGCGTAGGACCACAAGGACAACAAGGAAATGTTGATTCAGGTACAACCAACTTTGGTGGAGTAGTTGGCGCAGGCCCAACTTCAAACTCATCCTTCCAAGGTGGTGGTAAAATTATTTGTAATGAGTTATATAGACAAGGATTCTTATCAGAAGAGATGTGGGACGCTGATGAAAGATATGGTGAGATGATGTTTGAAAAAGACCCTAAATTGGTAATCGGATATCAGATGTGGGCAAGAAAAGTTGTTAAGTACATGAGAACGAATCCTAATAATACTAAATTTGCATATTGGTTATTTAAACCATGGACAGAATATATGGGATACAAAATGGGTGTAGTAAAAAAACCAACACTCATGGGAAGATTTACAAATTGGATAGGTTCTAAATTCTCTTATATGGTATTTGATTTATATAATGGACAAAAGTTATTAGATAAGTACAATCAAAGATTGGCAATGTAATGTTTTATTTTAGAATTGGAAATATTGAAACTACAAAACCTTGGGAACAACCGAGGTACGATAAATTTAAAGGATGGTGGAATAACTTTAACAAAGAAGTTGATTTATCAGACTATAAAGTTTATTTAGTTGGTGCATTTGCAGAAAACATTTATGGTGCAAAAATACCAACAATGGATGTTGACATTGTACTAAGAAATGAAATAAAAGATTACGATAAACTAAAAGAGATTTTAGACACCGCAATGATTATGGGTTTTGAAAGAAATATGTTTATTGATATTAAATGGAGTAATGAGGCATTGTGGCAAGAACATTTGGGTATTAGAAAAAAATGTGAAAGACCATCTAAGGTAAATACAAAATTTAAAAGAATTAAAAATCATAAAAAAAGTATAAAAACTTACAACGGACTAACATTACAAGAAGTTTCACTACCTAAAAGTTTAGCAGTAAAAGAATTAGTTAGTGGATTATATGAAATTGAAGGATACGATTATTTTACAATATCAAAAGTAAACAAAAGAATTAGAGAAAAAACCTATAATGGTAAATTTTTGGATTTAAAGAATGGCATTAGATAGATTTTACAATGAAGAAGAGGTACTATCAAAACAACCAGCAATTGGTCAAGTTTTTGATAACCAAGATAGAGCTAGTTTAGAGGCTAACCAAGTCCGAGTGCCTTTAAAAAATGCCGATATCTTAGGGATTCCTTTTGCTAGTAACGGTACAGTTAGTAGTCCATCCGTAGAAAAACACTACTATGCAGGCGCAAGTTTAGTACAATCTCAATATAACCAACCATTAGAAGGAATCGGAAATGAGGGTGGTGGTTACACTTTATATGTAAAGCCAGAAGCGGATGTTAGAAGTGCCGGATTTAACCAAGGAACATATACAGTAGTTTACAATTTTCTTCACAATCTTTCAGACGCAAAAATCAAAGAAATATCAGGAGATAGAACTGAAATTAAAATAACAAGTTTGGCTGCTAATGGACTGGCACCACTAAGACAACTATCTAATAACCAGATAAGAGAAAATTCATTTGGTGATAACCCAAGTACATATACGCCTGCTATGGTAAACTTAGGAAACAACCAACTAATACCAATTGTTAACGCTCAATTTGATGGACAGATTGTTGGTGAGGTAGACGCATATCTACAATACCCAATAGGTGATACAGAAGGAACTATATTTTTTCCAGTAGACGATAGAGCTCTTGAAGCAGCATTAGACGAAGATGGTGAAACTCCATATCAAACTTTTGCAGAAGTTAAAATAGATAGGTATGTTAAACGACCAAACTTAACCACACCTAACTTTGAATTAACTGGTAAATTTGAAGAGTTTAAAATAGTACAACAACCAAACACAGAACTTGCTTGGGAACGAAAGTTTTCATTAGGTGATGTTATAAGTTCAGGTTCACTTCCACTTGATGTTCCAGAAAGAATAGCTAGAGCGGTTGAAAGAAATGGATATTGGCAACAACCAAGTGGTGGTAGTAATTTTGCACAATCAGAAAATTCACCAAGTAATCAAATAGGTGGTGGTGTAGTAACTCCAATAGGGCAACCATATAATTGGAGTGTAAAATATAGAAAATTAAATACAGATATAGTATCTGTTGATGAGGCGATACTAAAACTTTATAATCCATTACCAGAAACTATTGCAGTAAACGAAAACATGGGATTGTCAACCCAACTAATGAGGTCTTATGTCGAAAAAATTATTCTATTTAGAAATTTAGGAATAGACCAAACAGAATACTTCTCAGACCCTAACTTTAACATAGATTTAGGTGATGGTAAAGGTAGTAGTGGTGAGTTTGAAACATGGAATAGTTTATTAGACGCTGGTACTACAACACAACAAAAAATTATTGACAAGTTCTTTAGTGGTTCACTTGGAAACATAAAACTAAATACAGACCACTCTAATTTTAAAAACTTTGTAAACTTTTCTTCAGCAGAAGAACGAGTTGAAAACTTTTATTATAAATTACAGCAAATAGAGGCATTTGATAGAAGAATCGGTGTATTAGGTGGAGTAAGTGGTTCAAACGCATTAACAAACATTTCATCATCAAGAAGAAGAAGAAATGAACTAATAGGAACTTTTGATGACTTTGAGTATTGGTTATATTATAATCACGACTCAGAACTATATACACACTTTAGTTCTTCTGACTTTACAATAAACGCATATCCAAAATCAAGTAGAAACCCTGATGTATTATATCATAGTACATCAAGTGAAGGAAGAAACTGGCGAACCTCAACACTTTTAAGTGCCTCTGCATATGACGCACAAAATGCTAACAAACTTAGTAAGATTATTCCTGTAAACATTAATGATGATGAGTTAAACAGAGACTATGAACTTTTCATAAACATGATAGGTCAGCATTTTGATATATCTTGGAAATATATAAACTCACTTACATCAATAAATCAAAGAGAAGAACATCCTCAAGATGGATTGGCAAGTGAGTTAATTGAAATAGTAGCAAACTCATTTGGGTGGAAACTATTTAATGGATATTCAGATACAGGTTTATGGCAATATGAGTTTGGTATAAATCAAAGTGGTGACCCACAACAATCAGGTTCACTATATTCAAAGCCAACTAAAGAAATAGTACAAGAAACTTGGCGAAGATTATTAAATAACTTACCAGGAATATATAAAACAAAAGGTAGTGCTAGGTCGTTTAAAACACTAATCGCATCTTATGGTATTCCAAGTGCTTTTCTTAAAATTAGAGAATATGGTGGTCCAAGAGTAAAAGAAGATAAAAACTTATTTGAACACGAAAGATATGTTTACAAATTACAATTAGATGGTAATACAAGTAGTAAACAACCATGGGATACAATTGGTGGTAATCGACCTAAAACAATAGAATATATCGCTAAACTACCACGAGGAAGTCATAACCTATTTAGAATAAACCAAAAAGATGGTGGAACTCTTGGAGTAAAGTGGGAGTACAGACCAGTAACAAAAGACGCTAGATTCTTAGTACAAGGTGGTAGTCCAACATTAACTATAAGTTCATCCTATTTTCCATATGTTCAACAAAGAGATGTTGTAGTAGGATTATCATCAGGGTCAAATGGGTATCGTTTAGACGCAGCATGGGTAGATGACTTTGGTGACGCACTTGCACAACCAACCGCATCAACTGATAGTGGTAATTGGAATTACATTTGGCATTCAAGTGGTTCTACATTTTTAAATAATGTTGAAGCACCATTTACAGGCACAACAACTACTGCAAGTATACAAGAACTAAGATACTATAAAAAAGAATTAAGTAGTGAAGTAATATTAGGACACGCACAAAATAGAGAGGCATACTATTCTGATGATAACACGACTGACTTAGATATAGACACATCTTTTGAAAATGTTCTTTACAGAATATTCCCAGATAGTCAATATAATACTACAAGTAGTTTTATAACATCAAGACACCCAAATCAAAAAGTAACGGCATCTGATAGAGGATTCTTTTTATCAGCGTCTTATCAAAATTCAAACGCAAGTAGATTGTCTGGTGAAGTAGATACACAGTTTGTAACTATCCCATCAGTAGGCGCACTTAACTTAAATAATCAAAAAGTAAGAATAGAATCTTCTTCATTAAGAGGAAATCTTCAAACAGATAAAAGTAACGAATTAAGTCAGTATGACCAAGCACCACAAGACTCAAATTTACTTGGAACTTATTTTTCAACAACAGACACAGTAAACTTTGATATCTACGCATCAGAGGGATACTTTGATGTAGATGACTTAATTGGTGATACTGATGTTAGAAATAACGATGGATATGACTTATTAGACTTTAGAGCAAGAAACTACTTCCAAAAATATAATAGAGGAACTGCTCTTAATATTATAATAGGAATGTTATCACGATATGATATGTCAATCTTTGATACTATGAAACAAATAGTACCTGCAAGGGCAGATTGGCATAAGGGTATTTTAATTGAACCCCATGTACTTGAAAGAAATAATTTTAAAAGACCAGATACTATAAGTTATAGTCAACATATGTTTGAAACCTCTCCTGTAAAAGTTATGGAATCTTCATCAGCAGAATACCTAACATATACAAGTAGTATAACAAAAGATTCGTTTGCACCATCTATATACAAGTATACTGATATAATGGTTGGTAGTGGTTCTAACTATGTGTATGTAACTCAATCAAATCCTTATTGGGAATATTCACCAACAGGTTCTACTGTATTAGACGCAAGACTTTCACGAAGCGCACTTGAGCCAAAGTATTTTTATAGTACAGACTTTTCAGCTTCAAAAGGACCAACATATGCAAACTCAGCTTCATTCCATTTTGCAAGAGTTCAAGATGATAGATTAACAGGTAATCTAAATAATTTATTTTATTTAGGATGTAGAATATCAAGTGATTCTTTAACAACAAATTCACCTGATACTCCTGATAATACACCAGTAGTACAAATAACAACAGTAGACCCAAATATATTAGTTTTCAATACTCCTGGTCAAGGTAGTTCTTTAGACATTGTATCATCAACAACAAAAGATGTTAAAGTAGTAGAGCCAGCTGATTTAGTTTCAGTACAAAATATTCTTGATAACGAATTAGACCCAGGCAAAGGGCAGTTAGTATCAGACGCATATAACATATTTAGACCAGTACCTATTGGTAGACCAACACCATTCCCATCTAGGCCTGTTGCAACTCCAAAACCACAAGGTCAGATTATTACACGAAGAGCAAATGGAGTTCCTTTTGGTCTTGATGTAAACGCAGCAAACGCCGCAATCAATAGGTCTAATGGTAGAAGAAATGTTAACACTAATCCTGTACCAGGTGGGTTTTTTAATGGAAATACAAGTGGTGCAACAAACACAAATAATCCAATATCAAATTACCTAAATAATCAGGGTGGTGGATAATATTTTAGATGTATAACGAAAAAATGATTTAAAAATAAAAAAAACTATATTTATATAAGTAAAAGAGGAAACAACTATGGGATTTTTAGATAATTCATCTGTAACAGTAGACGCAATACTCACAAAGAGGGGTAGAGAGTTATTAGCTGAAGGCAGAGACAAGTTTGCAATAACACAATTTGCATTAGCTGACGATGAGGTTGATTATGACCTTTGGAATCCAGCACACTCATTAGGTAGTGATTTTTATGGTATTGTAATCGAGAATATGCCTGTATTAGAGGCGATTACCGATGAATCATATCTAATGAAATATAAATTATTATCATTACCAAAAGCAACGGTTAAGTTACCATTCTTAGAAGTAACTCCTACAACTATCGCGAGTTAAGAAGAAGGAACTGCAACTACAATTAATGTAAATACAAAAAATGGTGGTAATGAACAATTAGGATATACAGCAATATTACTTAATAGTGATGTCGGTGTAATCGTAGGAAATGGTGGAGTGCCGGGTAAACAAGCACAAATGATTAACCTTAATTCATACGCTACAAGTAAAGCGATACAAGTTACAGGTTTAAATCAATTTACATTTACACCAACTAATACTTTACCGATTAACCAAGTTACAACTACAAGAATCATTATCATTGGTAATGAAACTGGTGGTAGAGCTGAAGTAGATATAACACTTTCACCGAAAGTAATAGTTAACGGATAAAGGGATAAGATATGGCAGTTTTTAATAATTATGGAATGGGTGGATACATGGGGGGACCAGTTCCCTATGGTGGAAATATGGGTTACGGCTACGATGGATATGGCGGCAATTTTGCTGGCGGAAACGACATTAGTTATAATCAACAACCTTATATAGATGGAATCCAACTCAATGGTGGCGGTGGTGGAACTGGCGGTGGTCCTTCCAATACTGGCCCATTAGTAATCGATGGTAATATAAGAGACACCAACGACATTATACTAAATGATACTACTCAAAATGAATCTCCTGTAATTCCACCAGGAGCATATGACTTTGGTAGTGGTAAAGTTTACACCGCATTTACAACAGATGATATTGTAGAGGGTGGAACTAAAAGAATAACACGAGGATTATGGAGTGGTAATAGTGGTGAATTAACAGTATTCCACACATCATCTTTTCAGTCAAATACTCAAAAAGCGTATTACTACGAAATATATAATGGTGACTCATCAGTATCTACAAACGAACCTCAGTTCTCAATAGCATACGGACACTACGCAGGTAGTGGTTCAGCAGGAACAAATGAAGACTCACCTTCATCTGCAATATACTCACAACTACAACAAGTGTTGTTACCTGCAAATCAAAAATTCTTTAGATTCGAAGATACTAATCAAAATGATGTTTACGCAATTGCAGTAAACAGAGCTAGATTAAAAGATAGACTTGACCCAGGAAATTGGGAACTATGTATATCCGCTTCGGCAGGTAAACCAATGTTAAGATTGATTGATGATAGTGGTGATACAAACCAAGCTGGTAATCCAAGACAGACTAAATACAATATTGTAAGTGGTTCATTAGCAGCAGGTGTACACTCTAGCACTCAAATATTCGGTGAGGTATACCCACAACATGGTATCATTGTATTAGGTGCACACTCACTTGACCAATCAGGGTCTATGGGAACAACAAGAACTCAAGCTGACAATCAAAATCATGGTAAACTATTTACAAGAATTAAAAACGCAGCAAGTGATAATGCAGCGAATGGATTCCAAGCAAGAAATGAAGAAGAGATAAAGTCTACATTTTATTTTGTTAGAGCTAAAAACGCAGAGTATAATTTTAGTAATAATCCAACATTCATTTCAGGTTCAGAAGGTAAACTAAATCAGGCAACTTTTATAGGTGACCCAAAAGTTTACATAACGAACATTGGTTTATTTAATAATGACAATGAATTATTGGCGATTGCTAAACTTTCTAAACCTCTATTGAAATCTTTCTCTAACGAAATATTGATAAAAGTTAAATTAGATTTCTAAAATGAACAAGTATGGCACAAGTTTTAAAAAGGATATTCAACGAGGGGATAACCAACTATCCCTATACGGCATATAAAAAATATGAGGTAACGGATGTTAATCACTCCTCATCTTTTGAAATATCCATTTTAAGGGCAATATCACCAAACGGAACATTAACTGAAGTATCTCGTTCTAAACACCAAGGTATAGAATATAACAATACCCTACTAACAGGATCCAGAGCAGTATCAAGAGAGTTAAATAAAGTACCACAAAAAATTATGTGGAACACTATTAACACTTCTTGTTTCAAACATGGGCATGGTGGTCATTTACTACACCCAACTGCGTCTATAATATCAATACCACAAAATAAGTTTGGTGGTGGAATTAAACCAGGTTCAGTAAGTATAACTGACCACTCCAAGGTAGCGGCATCCGCTTCTTTATTTTTGAGTGAATCAAAACATACGCCAGAATGTGGTATTATATACGATACAGTAATAGACCACACTAAGTTTGTACCTAAAGAAAAACTACAATTCTATTTAGGATTTCAAGATGGAACATTTAATAAATTCTATAAAAGAACAATTGAAGAAAGTCCACGAAGAAATAATGTTAATATAGAAAAAGTAAGAATAGTCAAAGGTATAACAACGACAGGTGAAGTTAGTGCAAGTGGTTATGGGATAGATACTACTCAAGAATCTTACATATATTCAACTGCAGGTAGTTACAATTATAACTTCTTTACTCCATCAAATGACTTCGCTATTTCAATGTGGGTAAAATTACCACCAAGTCAATCATATACAGAAAACTTAACAAACACTCTGATAAAAAAATCAAATCAAAAACGAGACCCGTATAATTACAATTCAAGAGCTGCACAATTACATACACCAACAGATGGACAATATCCATTTGATATTAGTGTATTCAATCAAAGAGCAGGTGCAAAGAACGGACAACTTGTTTTTCAATATAGTGATGGTAGAGCAGACAAAGGTCATTTGATGACTGTAAGTTCATCTGCAAAGTATAATGATAATCAATGGCACAATGTTATAGTAAATCATAATTTTGGATTTCCTATGAATAAATTTGAATTTTACATAGATGGTGTCAAGCAAGGAAGTTCACTACAAACAAACAGAAAACACCACTTCCAAAATGATTCAGACATTACTATAATGTGTGACAACGCAACCGCAAATACAGGTACAAGTGGTTCAGTTGATGAGGTTAGACTTTATAGCACACATCTTTCAGCCGACCACTTATCGTCTTTATCAAATAATCATGTCATTAGTGGTTCTGCATATCAAACAAGAGATGTTGGATATGTTTATTATGAAAAAGGATTGATAGTAGTAACAGACCCAAGACCAAAATATCAAAATTGTTTTTTAGGTAATGGTAACTTTGATTATACACAAAAAGGATTTGAATTTACATACAAGTCAACTAAAAATATAGTACAACAATCATTTTTATGTGAAATAGGTAAGAGTGAGTTTAATGTATCTCAAAATAATACTCTAAGAGCAGGTGATGGTGACTACTCAAATGATTTAATACCATTTGTTACAGGTTCAGACTTTAGACCATACATCACCTCAATAGGATTATACAATGATACAGGCGACTTATTAGCAATAGCTAAATTAGGGTCACCGCTTAAAAAGAGACAAGATGTCGATGTAACTATCGATGTCAGATTAGATTTCGAATAGTTATGAATAAAAAAGGCAATTGGAGTCACATCCAAAAACAAAAAGGACACAAGTCCGGCCTTGAGACACGAATTGACGAACAATTAAAAGCTCAAGGTATTGATGGTGAGTATGAAAAACACGAGGTATCATACACAATACCAGCAACTCATCATACTTACAAACCTGATTTTAAATTACCAAATGGTATTTTTATAGAATCAAAAGGATGGTTCTTACCTGAAGATAGGAAGAAACACTTATTAATTAAAGAACAGAACCCTACTATGGATTTAAGGTTTGTATTACAATCCCCAAATGGTAAAATATACAAAGGCTCTAAGACTACTTATGCACAATGGTGTGAAAAGAACGGATTAAAATGGGCTAAAAAAGAAATACCTCAAGATTGGATAGATGAAAAACCAATTACGAAATTCTTTGGTTAATTGAATTATTTTTTGTATATTAAGGTAACTTTATACTAAATGGAAGAAAGACTACTTGAATTATTAGAGTCTATTCTTGGTAAATCCAAGAGAACATCTGGTGACAACTATGCGTTTTACTCACCTTTTGTAGACCACTATAAACCTAAGTTAGAAGTAAACATTAGAATTACTTCTGATGGAAGGAATCCATGGCATTGTTGGATATCGGATGAAAAGGGTAGAACTATTAAAACTCTTTTTAAGAAACTTCGTGTATCTAAACAAACATGGGATGAGTACAATAGTATATTCAGTAGAATAAACAGATACAATTTAGATTTTCAAGATAATAATAAAAGTGAAATAGTAGAACTTCCAAAGGAGTTTAAACCACTTTACAAAAAGTCAAAATCATTTAAGTATAAACACGCATTAAATTATTTGTTAAAAAGAGGTGTAAGGCCCGAGGATATTGTTAAATATAATATAGGATATTGTGAAACAGGAGAATATGAAGATAAGATAATTATACCATCATACGATGAAAGAGGACGATTAAACTTTTTTGTAGGTAGGTCGTTTTACCAAAGTAAATTTAAACATAAAAATCCAAAGGTATCAAAAAACATTGTAGGGTTCGACCTTTTAGTGAATTGGGATATTCCGTTGGTTTTATGTGAAGGAGCATTTGACGCAATAGCTATTCGTAGGAATGCAATACCATTATTCGGAAAATCAATACAATCAGAATTAGAAAAGAAAATAGTTGCAAATAAAGTAAAAAAGTTGTATATTTGTTTAGATTCTGATGCGATATCTAATGCCATAGGACTTTCTAAGAAGTTTATGTCATATGGGATAGATACGCATTTGGTTGATTTGGGTGATGAAGACCCATCTGAAATGGGATATGAAACTATAAACCAAAAAATCTATGATACCCCAACATTAGACTTGAGAAAGCTAATGGAGTATCAGTTATTTAATGTATGAGAAAAATAAAGTACATCGATATCGGTATCGAAAAAATAGACAAGATATATCATATCGCCGATGTCCATATTAGAAATCTAAAAAGACATAAAGAGTATCGTCAAGTGTTCTCACAATTGTATGGGCACATATTATCTACTATGGGTAAAAACGATATTATTTATATTGCAGGTGATATTGTACACGCAAAGACAGATATGTCACCTGAGGTGGTTGACCTAACACAAGAGTTTTTCTGTAAGTTAGCAGACCTATTACCAACTATTGTAATACCTGGTAATCATGACGCAAATCTAAACAATACATCAAGACTTGACGCATTGAGTCCAATCATATCAGCATTGGACCATGAGAATATATACTATCTGAAAGATACGGGTGGATATGGAATCGGTGGTTATACATTTGTACATAAATCTATTTGGGACAAATCAGAAGGATTTCCATCCGCAAAAGGATTTAAAGAAAACAATGGTAGGATTGCAGTATTTCATGGACCAGTAGATAATATAGAAACAGAGCATGGATTTATTATCCAAAATAAAAATGTTAAAGTATCTCACTTTGATGGATATGATTTAGCATTGTTAGGTGATATTCATAAACCTAATAATGAGGTGATGAAACAACCTCACATAAAATATTCAGGTTCTCTTATAGTTCAAAATCATGGTGAAGCTAAATATCCTATTCATGGTATTTTAGTTTGGGACATGAACACACTTAAAAGTAAGTTTGTTCCTGTTCATAATGATTATGGATATGTTACTATTGATATTGAAAATGGTAAAATAATATCTGACAATCCAATACCAAATAAGCCAAGAATTAGAATAAGAGTAAAGGATACAAAAACATCACAATTAAATAAATTAATTGCAAAGATAAAAAAAGGAAAAGATGTTCAAGAACTTACTGTTCAAAAAGTACTTACTCGTAAAAGAGATATAGAACACCAATCTATTATATTACAAAATGTAAGAGATACAGGATTTCAAAATAAACTAATACAAGATTATTTAGAAGAAACTGAACATCTTACAAAAGACCAACTTGAGGTTGTTACAAATATAAACAACGACATTAATGATAAACTCGGAAAACATACCATTTTGTCTAACTCTACATGGATTCCAAAACGATTTGAGTTTTCTAATATGTTTTCATATGGAACAAACAATGTAATTGACTTTACAAATATGAAAGGTGCATATGGAATCTTCGCACCAAATGCAAGTGGTAAATCAACTCTATGGGACGCACTATCATTTTGTATGTTTGATAAATGTTCAAGAACAATCAGAGCAGAAGATGTAATGAACTACTCTAAAATGAACTTTGATTGTAAGTTTGAATTTGAACTAAACAACACTCCTTACTTTATAGAAAGAAAAGCAAAGAAAAGTCCAAAGAGAGGAACTGTAAAAGTTGATGTTGATTTCTATCGTATGGTTGATGGTCAAAAAGAATCATTAAATGGTGAACAAAGAAGAGAAACCAATGCAAGTATTCGTGAATATATTGGAACATATGAAGACTTTGTTTTAACTGCGATGTCAACACAATCTAATAGTAGTGGGTTTATAGAAAAATCTCAAAAGGAAAGAAAAGAACTATTAGCACAATTTTTAGATATGGATATATTTGAAGATTTATGGGCGATAGCAAGTGAAGAGATTAGAGAGCTAAACACATTACTTAGAGAATATAAAAAAGAAGACTTCCCAAGTCAACTGATTGAAGCAGAACAATCGTTAACATCAATCACAGGTTCTTTAGATGAATTACAAGAAAGAAAAGATGAACTTGATTTAAAGTTAGATAATACTATTATGAAAATGGAGTATGAAGTAAGAACTTTAAAACCAGTAGAAGATATCGGTGATAAAGAAACTTTACAATCTAAGTTAAATGAAGTTAAAGTTCTTTTTGATAATCAAAACTCAGAATGTGATTTTAATAAATTACAAATCAATGATATTGAAGTGAAACAAAAAGATATCGAATCTAAACTATCTAAGTTAAACATCAAAGAACTTAAAAAGAAAAATACTAAGTACAATAGATTAGATACAAAGTATAATAAATTAGAACAAGAATCTCAGACTATTGAATTAGACCTAAAGCATATGAGGTCTACATTAGATGGAATCGGTCAATTAACCTTTGATGATAATTGTGACCATTGTGTACAGAATAAAAATACACCAATTGTAAAGCAAACAGAACAATTACAAAAAGATATCAAAAGTCAAAATACTAAGTTTGAAAAACTAATTAAAGAAAAGATTAAGATATTAGACGAAAGGTCACAATATGATGTTAAGAATGAATTACAAGATTATGAAACCTTAACAGATGATTCTCGTCTATTAGATAAAGAATGGTTAGATGCGACTAAGATTTATGATGAATGTATCAAGTTAGTAGATGGATATAAATCAGAGATTAACTCGTTAAGTGAACTAATCAAAAAAGCAGATGAGCAACAACAAGCAGTTGAGCACAACAAGCTGGTCAATGAAAGAATAAATTCTTTTAAAGACACACGAGAAACTTTAAAAGACAAAATATCTGAGGTTAACGAAGAGGTGATGTCGATTAACTCTGATATTAAATTAGCAGAAAAATCTATACAACAAGTTAACGAATCAATCGAAAAACTTCGCGATATGGAAATTAAATACGATGGGTATGAATACTACTTAAAATGTGTTAGAAGAGATGGAATACCATATCAATTAATATCCGAAGTATTACCAAAATTAGAAATTGAAATAAATAACATATTATCACCAATAGTAGATTTCCAAGTATTATTAAATACTGATGGGAAAAATATTAATTCTTATATTGCATATGGAACTGATGAATACTGGCCTCTTGAATTAACAAGTGGTATGGAAAAGTTTATATCATCAATCGCAATAAGAACCGCACTAATAAATGTATCAAATTTACCAAGACCAAACTTTATAGCTATTGATGAGGGATTTGGTTCACTTGATACTGATAACTTTAATTCTCTATATTTATTATTTGATTACCTTAAAACACAATTTGATTTTATTGTTACAATATCTCACATTGATAAAACAAGAGACATGGTAGACCAAATAATAGATATCAGTAAAGTTCGTGGGTTCTCAAAAGTTTCATATTTATAGTTATATATGGAGAGTATAAATGGCAATACCATTCAGACGAAGAGGTAAGAAAAATCTAAATAGGAAGTTCGCACCCACACCAAAAACAACAGATAGGGGTGGGACTGATGATACTTTGGGCACAGCACCGACTGGACGACCCCCACTTCCATCTGCGACATTTGTTATAGAAGATACTGACCCTAACTCAACATATTTTAATATTACGGACATTCCTTCTTATTTAGGAACAGGTAAAAATACAATCCGAGTATTGGGTTCTTCTTTACTTAGAAGGAATTCTGAAATTGAGATTGAAATTGAAGATGCGTTAGGAAACCCCATATATCATGAAATACCAAACTTTTTAAGTAAAGATGGTGGTAGGTTAGTAGCTATTTGGGTATATTCGGGTAGAGCAATCCAAAGTGAAAATACTGCGCCAGGTGAAGCTAAAATAATTGTAAAAGGTAAGAGTACTACAAATCAAGATGTAATATGGACACGAAGAATACCTGTAAGAGTAAATGAAAAAACATCATCAGAAATTATATTTGATGAAAAAACTTTACCAACTGCACAAGTATCATCAAGTTTAAGACCATTTGCGTCATTTCAATTAGATAGTGAAGGTGACGATTTAGGACAAGGAAGAAAGTCAACACTAACAAAAGTAACTTCATCATTCAACACTAAGTATCAAAAATCAAGTTTCGGTGATGATGTGATAATTACTAAAACAAGTGGTAATGCATTTACCTCTGAAATGATTGGTGGTGAAATAAGATTCGACCTATCAAGTCAAACTGTTTTTCCAAGACAAACAAATGTAACCCAACCAACAGAATTTACATCTTCAATATTAAGCGTATCAAGTAGTAATATATTACAAATCAAAGATGAGATAACAGGAAGTTCAAATCATGTTTATAGATTTACAGATAGTGATACAATCCCAACTGAAGTAGAATTCTTTTCATCGGCATCACAAGGGACAACTGCAAACTTACAAACCGCAGCAACATTTACTATTACAAATACTCAACCAATATCAGGTGAAGTACACCAATTAAGAACATCTGTAAAATCAAAAGGATTGGGTACAGAGTTTGAAACTATATCAACAAATCTTTTTAATGATTCAGTTGTAGCATTTACATATACAGTACCAATACCATCTAAACATATTGGTGACCCAAAAACAATTAAGATAGAATTTTTAAATAGTAAAAACGAACCATCCCAAACATTTGTATTAATAGAGGATATTGTTTTTCCAGGTTCACCTACTTTTATAGGTGGTAAAGGTTCTTTAATAACGGGCTCTATTTTCATATCAAACGCATTGGGTAGTGGTATTGAAATAGGTGGTGCAAGTAGTGGATTCTTAAGGTCAGTTGGATATGAAGGATTTACATCCGCATCCGAAGGAAAAGGGCCAGGTGGATTTATAATATATTCTGGTAGTGGAAATCTTTTAGTTGGTGTTGACCAAATGGAAGGTGTTGGTTTTGAATTTGTTGGTGAGAATGATGAAAGCCATCTTAAATTTACAACATCAGGTAGTGGTGAATTAGATATAAAAGCAAATAAGTTTTTTATAGGAACGCCAGGCAGTCAATTCATGAGTGGTTCTGGTGGTAAGATTGAAATTAGTTCATCTGACTTTCACTTAGACCCTATTTCAAATCAATTGGTGATTGGTACAAATGCAACCATTAAATCATCTCTTACAGTAAATCAAATTAGAACTCCTGCAATCATAAATGGTTCACCTGCAACAAAAACAAACGCATCATCTTCAATAGACTCTGATGGTTTTGCAAGATTCGCATCCGCATCTATTGCAGGGTTTGATATAGTTTCAGATGAAATAAGGTCATCTGATAATGCACTAAGATTAAAAGCTGCAGGTGATATAACCGCATCAAGAGTATTACTATCAGGTGGTACAATTACAGATGGTGTAACTATATTAGGTGCAGTAACCGCAAATAACATTCGTACTCCTGCAAACATTGGTGGAAGTGCCTCTACAAAACAAAATGCGTCATCATCTATTGACGCAGATGGATTCGCTTCATTCAAATCCGCATCAATTGGTGGTTGGGAAATAACACCTAACACTATTGAGGGTGGAAACTTATTAATGAGACCTGCAGGTATTTTACAAACAAGAGACTTTGCAAGTGGACTAAGAGGTTGGAAAATATCATCTGAAGGTAATGGTACTGCAGAGTTTGAAAATGTAAGAATTAGAGGTACACTAAGAACAACGACATTTGAAAAAGAATCAGTAAACGCAGTTGGTGGTCAATTATGGGTTACTAACGCAACAACACTAACAGGTTCAAATATCACCGCAAATGATACTACTATGTCTGTTAAGAACGCAAGTGGATTTACGACAGGTGAAATATTATTAGCCAAGAAAGTAGATGGAACAGGATTTCAGACAGAATATATTTTAGTAAATTCAGCGTCACTCGATGGTGATAATACTAATGCGGATGAAGTACATGGTAGACTTTATGTAACAAGAGGATTTGGAAGTGGGTCACAAGGTGACTTTGTAGGTGACCTTGCGTCAACATCACAATCATATGATGAAGGACAAGTTTTAGTATCGACAGGACTGAATGGTAGTGGTTACATAAAAATGAATGCAAATCCACGAGATACTGATACTCCATTTATGGATATAGTTGAAAGAACTGGTAGTGGGTTATATGATGTTGCATTAAGAGCTAGACTTGGTGACTTGAGTGGATTGGCAGGAAGTACAAAAGTATTTGGTAGTGCAACGCCAGGTTTTGGTTTAGCAACAGATAATGTATTCCTTCAAGGTGGTATAATAGCAAACACAGGTTCTATTGGTGGAATCAATATGACTGGTGGTAAGTTGTTTACAGGCGCAGGAACTTATAATCACTCAAGTACAGGATTTTATGTAGATTCAGGTTCAAACTTTTCATTAGGTGATAGACTTGTTTGGAATCCGACTACGAGTGCATTAACTATTAGAGGTACTTTGCAATTCCCAAGTGGTGATGATGTACAACAGGCGATTAACGAAGCAACGGCATCAAATACTGCAAAATCATTACAAATTACTGTTGACTCTCAAGTATACGCATTTGACGATTCAAGTGATACAACCGCTACACCAAATGTAATTAACTTTGTAGTTAGTCAACAAAATCTATCAGGTACAATCGCAACAAGTGATATTACAATCACAAAGGCGGGTGGAGCAAGTATATCAACACCTTCATTAGGTGGTGTTGTTGATGTATCTGGCTCAGGACAACAAAGTGGTAGTTTATCGTTTAGTGGTTTAAGTTTAGGTAAATCTGATTTACCATTAAGTCTTGTAGTAAGTAAAGATAGTGTAACCGATACAACAACAATAGGAAAAGTAGAAGGTGGTTCAGACGGAACAGATGGTACAGACGCAGTAACGGCATTCCTAACTAATGAATCTCATACATTCCCTGCTAATTCATCAGGTACGGTATCAGACTTTAGTACAGGCGCTACAGATATAGTTGTATTCGAAGGTATAACAAATAGAACATCAAACTATTCATTTAGTGGTACGGGTTCATTAGGTGTTAGTTTTAATCAAAGCACGGATACATTTACTATTACTGCGATGGGTCATGATAGTGGTTCACTTACTATAACTGCAGTTAGCGCAAGTACACAATTAGTTAAAACCATGTCACTTGCTAAATCAAACGCAGGTACAGATGGTGCTAATGGTGCACAAGGTTCTGCCGGATTAGATGGTTCTAATGCAAAATCATTAGTTGCAAGTGTATCATCACAAGTATTTGCATTTGATGACTCAAGTGATTCATCAGCAACACCTACAAACATTATATTTTCATTTAATCAACAAAACTTAAATGCCACTCTTGGTTCAAGTGATATTACAATCACAACTTCAGGTGGTTCATCAGTAACAGGTTTTGCTTTTGATAATAATAGTGTAACAAATAGTGGTGGTAAACATAGTGGTATATCATCAGGTAGTATTGTATTTGGAAACAACTTAAGTTCAGGTGGTATGGAAGGGACAAAATCTCATTTCCCTTTAACTATATCTGCAACTAAAAATGGATTAACAGATACAATTAAAATATTTAAGGTCGAGGGTGGAGCAGATGGTTCTAATGGTACAGATGGTGTAGACGCAGTAACTACATTCTTAACTAATGAAGCACATACCTTCGCTGCACAATCAGATGGAACAATTGTTAGTTTTACTGACGCAAGTTCTTCCATGATTGTATTTGAAGGTGTTACAGATAAAACCGCAAACTATAATTATAGTAGAACAGGTAGTGCAGGAGTAACATCAACTTTAAGTGGTACAAATGGAAATGTACTAGCAATATCAGCATTAGGACACGATAGTGGTTCAGTAATAATCACCGCAGTTAGTGCAAGTACACAACTTGCAAAAACAATGTCCTTAGTTAAATCAAAACAAGGTACTGCAGGTCTCGCAGGGTCAGACGCAAAAGCATTACAAGTTACAGTAGATTCTCAAGTATTTGCATTTGATGATTCCTCAGACAATACATCAACACCAAGTTCTATATCATTTATTATTAACCAACAAAATCTTAGTGGAACTGTTGCAACAAGTGATATAACAATTACTAAAGCAGGTGGTGGGGCAATTACCACTCCTTCTATTGATGGCGTTGTATCTGATGGTTCTGGTTTATTAAGTGGTAGTATTACATTTGATAATGGTGCTAGTCCTGCCGCAGGAAAGGTTGTTTCAAAGTCTGACCTACCAATTACAATTGAAGTAAATAAAGATTCATTAGATGATAGTATAAAAGTATTTAAAGTAGAAGGTGGTGCAGATGGTAGTAATGGTACTGATGGTACTGATGGTGTCGATGCGGTTACTTCTTTCTTAACAAATGAAAACCATAACTTCCCTGCAGACTCAGGTGGTACTATCGCATCCTTTGAAGGTGGTATAACAGATGTACAAGTATTCGAAGGTGTTACGAACAAATCTAACTCATACCTTTATAGTG